CCAGCAACGTTAGAGAGCATTTCAATTATTTTGCTAAAAGCGGATTGTTCTTCAACAAAGAAACCACCAGTACCGGGCAAAAACACTTGTGTTGTAAGAAGACTAGAGTAGTAATCAGCTATGGCAGTTTTAAGCTCATCAATCTTGCCTATAGCATAATCAATTCCTTTTCCAAACTCAGTTTGTTGTGAGTAACCACTGATACCAAAACCTAGGTCAGATCTTTTTGTAGAAAGGCCATAAAACAGGCTGTTCCACTTTGTAGTTATAGAGGCTGCAAGACCAGAGAAGAAGGTTATTATCTCTCCGCCCCACTCTTTAAGAAGATTTAGTACATTAGCAATAGCGCCTGTAAAACGAGACCCGCCAATAGCGCCTTTACGTTCACTGAAGATGTCCCACCAGTAGGAATTACCAACAATAGCCTCCCAAAGTGCTCTAAACCTATTTCCAATAAAGCCTGTAAAGAGAGTTATTGCAGTTTTGACCCTTTCAAGACTAGGGGCAAAATCTTCTAGGTTGAGTTCTCTTACTCTAAAGACAATATCGGAAACACCATCAGTAGCTGCGTCCTTGATTTCTTTACCTATGTTTTTTATTTTTCCGGCTATACCGCCTAAGTCTATGTCAAAGTTTTCGCGAAAGGTTCTCTGGATTCTCAAGGCAAAGTCTAAGATTTTAAGTTCTAATAGGGCAAATTCAGAACGAATGATTGTCGCCCAAAAGGAAATATTGTCAGCAAAGAACCGTAGTCCCTCTGTACCAGCAATAATTGTTTCTTTGAGACGTTTGGAGAAACCAAACTCTTTGTCAAGAGCCGCCAAGGCCCTAGTGAACTCGTCTTTAAGGACGCTTGTTAGGCTTGCAACTGTAGCTTCAATTAGTTCGTACTCTTCAGCGATATTACCAGCTTGGTCAAGAATAGCGTTAAAGACAGCGTCAGCATCTATTAATCCCTGCTGTGACAACTCGCGTAGTTGACTAAAAGGTATACCCATACCTTCAGCAATCGCCCGTGCTAGACGAGACGTTCCTTCTAGAACAGAGTTAAGCTCTTCGCCTCGTAGGGTACCGGAAGCGAGACCTTGGCCCAACTGAATAATAGAAGACCTAGCAGTCTCAGCAGTAGCACCGGAAAGGGTTGCACCCTTCAGGACCGCCTCTGTAACTGCAAGAATCTCTTCTGTGCCTTTTCCGGCCTCTTGTAAAGCAAGCCCAAAACGGTTAAAGGTAGTAGCAGCGACGTCTACTGGAAGCCTAGACCTAGCTGCAATACCATAGAGCTTTTTTAACGTAACGTCAAGCTCTTTACCCCGGCCTGTTACCAGAGCAAGTTGGTTTTCTAGGTTAATAAGTTTATCAGAAGCGCCTGCAAACCCTTTTGTTACAATGCCGCCTGTAAAGGCTGCACCAATAGCTATAGCTGCCCGTTGGAAAGCACGAGTCACACCTTGAGCTTTTTGCTCAATACCAGTGACGGAACGTTCAAGGCGTGACAGATCGACCCTTGCTTGGGTACTATCTGCGCGTACCCGAATTTCTACACCACTCATTTGTGACTCCTTAATAATTTTGCCCCCAAACAACAATCTCTCATAAAAAGAGATACCATCTGGGGGCAGGTATTAGTTTCGGGTAATGATTCCAATTGTCAGCAAGACTTGTTCAATAAAGAACTGAGGGGCTTGCTGGCTGCTACCTCTATTGAGATAACTAATATAGTCTACGTCGTTTACGATTACAGCACCACTGTAGCCATAGATGTCTTTTCTGTTGTCCATGTACCAGCCGGACCTTGCCTTACCTGTATCAACAGGGGTAACAATCCGTAGTTGTTCAACAGCATAGTCTACTAGGTCATCGATTTCGGCGTTAGCTAAAAACTTAACCTCGTCTTTGATACGTTGTATTTCTCGTCTGAAGTTAACAACCTCAAGACTTACTAGAGACCTCTTTCGCATTCTTGACACCTCCTGAAGTAAATTTATGACCATCCCCGTTCTTTGCACTCATCATCATGTTGAGGAACTTTCCTTTTGGAACAGCGCGGTCATTGAGTTGGATGTCTTTTTCAGCTTTCTTGAGTTGAGCAATAGAAACAAAAGCATCTTCTGGTTTACCTTTGAAACCAAAAGACCTCATAATCATGTAAGCTCTAAAGTCTTCTCTCCAGCCAGCGGGCCTTCTCTCAAAGAAGGTGATCCACTTGCGAAGCTCTGTGTAGGGCATTTCATCGTACATTTTATAGACAGGAATACCAAGTTGGTGGGCAATCTCAAAGATTACTTCTTCTTCTGTGGTAAGTTTCCCGCATCTTCGGCCCCAACGGCTAGGCCGCAATACTCAAGGATCTGTTCAGAAAGCTCTGTAAGATCTGAAGGGGGAAAGGTATTGAAGTCTTCATCAGACATTTCTTCTGCGTCAACAACTGACAACTTTAGGACTGTGCGTAGTAGCCCCATTTGATCGTCTTCTGTTTTAGCAGCTTTAATGGAGTCACGTACTTTCATGACATCATTGATGGAGAGCTTTTTGATTGTTACTTTGTCACCCATAAAAGGGATCGTTTTAGTTTGTGATTTACCTACTAAGTGTTTCATAGTGGTTTTCCTATTCTGTTTACTGTTGGTCTTTGAAAAGAGGCTGGTTATGTTCTTGGAAGTCATCAAGGATTTTGCGTACACTGTGAAGCACTGACAAAGTTTCCATAATGTCCTTGCCTACTTCGTTGTCATTGTCAAAATCTTGGAATCTCTCAAAAGTCTTACGGATACTAATGTCAACACTACGTCGCATGTGCTTGAAGGTAGTCCGCATAACAAAACTCTTGCTAAAGGGCTTATCTTGCATTACTATTCTTTCATGTTGGGTAGCAGGAAGCCAGTAAGGCTCCCCGCTTGGTTTATTAAGCAGCGGCGACTGTTGCAGGACCAATAAAGTCGGTCTGAGCAGACAAAGTAATCGTTGCAGTCGTAGCGTCCGTCAACTGAGGGTTGACAAGGATAGCTTCAACTTTACCTTGAAAGTAGAACTCTGTGTTCTCTGTTGCAATAGTTGCAGCAAGGCTATCGGCTAGCGAAAGCGTTACAGGCGACATAAGAACACGGAAGGCTACTACTGTGCCTTTTAGTGCGTCAATAACCTGCATGTCTTCTGGAACGTAGTTGACGGTAATTTCAAGAGAAGGTGCGTCAGCTTGTCCTTGGACTTGCGAAGAGGTTGCCTGACCGAAGACAGGAACGTTAACGATGTTAGCAGGAGTACCCACAGACGGGAATTCCCGAATAGAAGGGATACGATCGATGTCAGCAACGTTTGCTGTAGCAAAGAGCGCGACGTACTCAGTTGCAAGGTCTGTGTCCACCGGGATAGTGCCCGAGAAGATGTCAAGGTAGGTATAGATACCTGCCCCTAGTGAAGTAATGTGTGCCATTATTTATGCTCCATAATAGATGAAATTGATTTGGTAGGTTGCGCCATAAAGCGACTTGTTATCACTGTCTATGCCTTCCATCCTTACGAAGGAAGTTCCAAGCTCAGTTCCGTTTACGAGTTTCTTGTTTTGGAATACCGTATCAAGAGCATCAGATATTTGCATAATTCTTTTCTGGCCCTCGCCTGCTTTAACAAAGATTCTCAAGATAATCAACCCTGTTAGGTTGACAGAACCTTGGTAGTCTCTGTTGTTAGAAGAAGAAGGTAAGACAGAAAGTCTACAGTATTCGTTTGTGTTGCCAATGTCTCCAAAGTAGTTCTCAGGAAGAACCTCAATACCTGTTGCTTGCCAAGTTCCAGAGGCTATGACAGAGTTAATGTCAGCCAGCAGGAGTTCAAACATTAGTTATCCTCCTTCTGTATCTCAGCTTCAATAACAAAGTCATTGTCTGTATAGCTTCCAATGTTATAAGGCACCCCATCAATTGTCAGGGTATCGTACACACTAAGATCTATAACAGATTTCATAATGACTGAAGTTGTATTTGCCTTGGTTATTGGGTTTGTCTT